CGGAACGCTGGACAGCGTGCAGCAGTTCCGCGGGGTCTGGGCCGTCTCCTTTCAACTCCTGGAGCTCCGATGAGTGCGCCCGTCACGCCGGCTCAGGCAGCGATCAAGAACGCGCTTGCGCTCGGCCGCCCTTACGTGTGGTTGTTCGAGTTTCAGGTCCCGACGACGCCGCCCGAGCGAATCCGCCTGGCGGCCCACGACGAGGACGTGAGCTATGGGACAAACAGCGTCGGCGCGCCGCTTGTGTACAGCCCATATGACGTGCGGCTCGACCCGATCGAGCAGAATACGGACGGCGACCTCGTGAATCTTCGCGTCACCGTCTCGAACGTCCGCCGCGAGCTCATGGCGCTTGTCGAGGCGTACAACGCCCTCATCGGCCAGCCGGCCTTCATGCAGCTAGTACACCTGGACCTACTCAGCGACGCCGACCCGCTAGTTGCGATCGACGGGAAGGTCGCGAGCGCAAGCGCGACGGCCGAATCGATCGTTTTCGAGGTCGGCCTGTACTACCCGAGCCGCGGGACTTTCCCGACCGGCCGCGTCTCGCGCGATTGGTGCCGGTTCCGTTACAAAGGCGTCCGCTGTGGCTACACCGGCGCGCTACCCTCCTGCGATAAGTCGCTCGACGGCGCGAACGGCTGCGAGGTCCACGGGAACGGTCCGCGGTTCGGAGGGTTTCCCGGCGCTCCGCGGAGGAGTCTCAGCCTGTGATCAGGCCGGCCTACTTGGATCTCCTCGGGCTTCCCTTCGCGCGCGGTGGCCGCTCCCCGGCGACCGGCGTCGACTGCGCCTGGGTCACGCTTCGGATCCTCGAGGCTCACGGGATTCCGGCGACCGAAACCGACCTCGGTATTTGCGACCGGTACAGCGTACTCGAGCTGGCCCCTGCCCGCTGGGAGCGCGTTGGCGAATCGCCGAACTCCGCGCGCCTCGCCGGCGACGTGATCGTTCAGGATCCGACGGGGCAGGGCATCGGGTCCCACCTGGCGGTGCTCCCGCTCGCGGGCGTCCGGTTCGCCCTGACCGCGTGCGAGCGCCGCGGCGTCGTGTGTGTACCTTTAGGGCTGCTGCGCGGCGCCCTGGGCGTCTATCGCCTACGCGCGCCCACGCCCCCGGGAGACAGCTGCCTATGAAGCCTCACGACGATACGGCGGTGCTTGTCACCTGGACCAGGAACCCGCTCGACCCGGGCGCCCGGGTCGTCGAGCGTCACGCTTGGGCCCCGGGGCTGACGCCGCGCGCCCTGCTCCCGCTTCCGCTTCGCCACGCCGCCGTGGTTCCCCGGTGCTGGGCCGGCAGCTCCGCTGTGGAGGGCGAGGACTGGGAGCGCCAGGTCGCGCCCGGAGAGCACCTCGCCTATGGGGTTCAGCCCCAGGCGTTCGTCGCCGGCGCCGCCGTCTACGCTGCGGTCACGACGACGACCGCCACGTTAGCGGCGACGCTCGCTTCGACCCTGACCTTCGCCGCTGTCGCTGGCGCGCTCGCCAAGCTGGCACTTCAGATCGGCCTGTCGCTTCTCGTCGGGAAGATCCTCGGCCCGAGCAGGAAGCCGGTCGGCGCTGGCGACGAGTCGAGCGCCACCTACCAGTTTGCGCCGCTTTCCAGCAACCCGCGCGGTGAGGGCGCGGCGATCCCGGTCGTCTACGGCGAGCACGACGTCGCCGGCGTGGTCATCAACGAGGCGACGACGAGCTCGATCGAGGCGACGCGCTACCGCGTTCTGCTCCTTCTCAGCGAGGGCGCGATCGAATCCGTTGGCGACAAGACAGAGGATGGCGGTCCGTTCACGACGCTCGACGGGACGCTCCCCGAAGGGCTTCGGATCAACGGGCAACCGGCGACGGACTTTGACGACGTGCGCGTTCACGTCCGCCTCGGCGGCCTAAGCCAGGAACCGATACCCGGGTTCGAATCGACGAGCCAGGTTGCCGACGTGGCCCAGGACCTTGTGGAGTCGGCGATCCTCGGCCCGGGTAACGTCGAGATCGCGCCCCAGGATGGAGGCTTCGATCCCGGCGACTCGAGCGATCTCGCCGAGATTGACAAATGGGATACCGCGGTCGCCTATACGATGAGCGATCCGGCGGACGCATTCACGGCGCAGATTCGCTTCCCAGCCGGCCTATTCGCGATCAACTCGGACACCGGCGCGATCGTCGCGAACAACGCCGCGTTTCAGATCCGATACCGCCAGGTCGACGGGAGCGGGACTCCCTTCGGCAACTACGTGGTACTCCCGCCGGAGAGTCAAATCAGTCTCGCGAAGACGGGCACATTTGGCGTCGAGTTCCGTCACGACTTCTACGACCCGGCGACGTACGTCGCGCCTCAGTTCGGCCGCTATCTCACGTTCGACGGCGTGAACGATCATGGCACGATCGCCGCTCCGGTCGGCGTTCCGCAGCAGACGGAAAGCCAGACTCAGGTAGGCTTTTCCGCCTGGGTGCGCCTCGCGGATCTTCCGACAGGTTTCAGCACGCGCAACTATCGGTTGATGCGCCACCGCGACTCGTCGGGCGGCGGCTGGATTGCAAACCTCGCGTGCAAGCGTTCGCCCGAGAGTTCCCCCTCGGGCTTCACCGTGAAGCTGTATCTCGAGGTCGCGCTGTACAACGCCGCCGGGTCGATCGTCAAGAACTGGGACTTGAGCGACCCCAAAACGCTGCTGTACACGGCGACGAGTTCGCAGGGCGAGCTGACCGGGTGGATTCACGTCGGTTGGACGTTCCGAGCGAACTACAAGGGCGACGGTCAGGGCCGCGGTCGCTGGTACTACAACGGCGTGCTGAAGAACACGGCGACAACCTCGGCCGCGTTTGTTATCAACCCGACCGCGCCGTTCTTTCTCGGCGTAATCAACACGGCGGGATCGGGGATTGATAACTGGTTCAAGGGTGACATGGACGCGCCTCGGTGGTACGGGCGCGAGATGCAACCGGGCGAGTTCGCGGCGATGTACGCGGGCGGCAAGGGCGTGCTCGGGACGGGCAGCGAGTCGGACCTGATCGCCTCGTGGCCGCTCGACATCACGGACGCCGGGCCGCCGATCACGACGCCGGACCTCAGCCCGAACGCGAACGATCTCGAGCTCGTCGGCGGCCCGGTGGTTTCATCGGGCGCGAACTTCGGCCCGGTCGGCTCGACCGATAGCGGCACTCCGCTCGCCGGCCGTTACCGTATCGAGATCCAGCGTCTCGACGCGGACGATACGCAGACCAACAACCAGGCGGTGGCGGAGTGGGACGCGATCCTACTCACGAACTATGACGCATTCACCTACCCTGGTTCGGCGCTTCTTGCGCTCGAGGTGCGCGCGGACGGACAGCTTTCCGGAGCGCCTCCGGTTATCACGCAACGGATCAAGGGCCGCAAGGTCCCGGTGTGGGATGGCGCCTCGACAGACTTCCCGACGTTTGTCGAGCAGTGGTCGCGCGCGCCGGCGTGGTGCTTCCTCGACGCGCTGGTCAACGAGGAGTATGGCCTTGGCCAGTATCATCGCCCGAGCGACCTAGACGTCGCCTCGTTTCAAGAGCTCGCGGACTTCTCCGCGGAACTCGTGAAAGACGGTCGGGAGTCGCTCGACATCTCGACGCTGACCTCGCCGTTCCTGATCGCGAACGTCGGCGCGTGGACTATTCAGTGGTTCGGCGCGGACATCCCGCCGCACTGGAAGGTCGGCACGCAGCTTGCGCTCACCGGCATCGGCTCCGCGGAATGGAACACGCCAGACGGTACGGGCGCGACAATCGTTGCTTTCTTCTACAACACGACGACCGGACGCTATGACGTGATTACCACGTGGCCGTCGGGAGTGACCGCTCCGATTTCGAACTACACTCCGGCGGCCGGCTTTGTGCGCGGACTCGAGGCGCGGATGGAGTTCGACGGGATATTCGATCGCGCCGACGATAACGCCTGGGACGCCGTGCTTCGGATCCCGCAAAGCGCGCGCGCCGTTCCGGTCCGTCTTGGTCGCCGGATCTCGTTGATGGTCGACCGCGCGCGCACGCCGAGCGCCGTGGTCACGATGGCGAACATGATCCCCGGCTCGTTCGCGATCACCTACAGCGGGATCGACGACCGGCCCAACGCGGTGACGATCGACATCCTCGACCGGGACCGGCAGTTCGAGCGCGTGCCCGTCGAGCGCGAACACCCGAGCGTCAACGATCCCGAAGCGCTGGATACTAGCTTCCGCCGGCGACGGATCAGCATGGAGGGAGTGACGCGGCGGAGCCAGGCGCTTCGGCATGCCGTCTATCAGCTGAACCTTTTTTTCCTCGTCCGCCGCGCGTTCGCCTTCGCGGTCGGGCGGGACAGCTATAACATCCTCCCTGGCGACATCGTGCGCGTGTCTAACGACATGCCTCGGTACGGTCTAAGCGGCCGCGTTCAAACCGACGGAGCCGAAGACGAGGTGACGATCGATCGCGAGGTGACGATCGACGGCGCGACGTGGTACGTCGTGGTGCGTAACAGCCTCACTGACGCGATCGAGGAGCGCCAGGTGTCGACAGCGGCGGGAACCTACCCGGCCGGAACCGCGATCACCGTGACCGCGCCGTTTGGATTCGTCCCCGCACGTGGGGACCTCTACGCGATTGGCGCACTCGGCGCCGTCACGAAGGAGGTGCGCGTCACGAGCACGCGCCTTTCCGACGACACGCTCAACGTCGAGATCGAGGGCGTCGAATACAATGAAGACGTGTACAACGACGACTTTGGCGACCTACTGACGCAGGCCAGCGCCGTCGTTTCCGAGGGCCTTCAGCAGCAGACGCTTGCGCCCTTCCCGGTGACGCTCCTCCAGGCAACGGAAAGCGTGTTCCGCGGTAGCGACGGGGCTCACGACTCGGAACTACTTCTGTCTTGGCAGCTGTCCAGCGAACCATCGGCGCGTGTCGCAACGGTCGACGTTCTGCATCGGGTGCGCGGCGACCGCACGTGGGCTAAGATCGCGACCGTCGACGGCGGTCTGAACCTCTACCGTTTCCGCTCGCGCTCGTTCGACCGCTACACGGAGCATGAGTTTGCGGTCGTGCCGTTCGATTCGCGCAGGCGCGGGCGGCCAATCGCGCTTCAGGCGACGACCTCGATCCAGCTCCGCGGCGAGGCCCCGGTCCCGGCCGCGCCGGCGTCAATCTCCGCCGCTATCGTCGACGGCGGCGACCAAGCGACGTACCGTTGGACGGACACAAACGCGTCTCAGGTCTCTGGCTACGACATCCGGATGGGGGGCTGGCTGTGCGGCCAGCGCGTGGTCCAGGCAAACCGCTCGGCGACGGAGTTCGGGCCGACGCCCGTCTACTGGAGCGCGCCGACAAACGCTGCCGGCGTCGCGGTTCCGCCGACCATGATTCGTTCGGCGCTCGGGACCGGGCAACGGACGGCCGGACTCTCGACGACGTTTTCGCCGGATCCTCCGGGCCGGATCCTCTGGGAGCTCAACGTCGAGGACGAGGGCCCGAACGGTTGGAGCTCGGCCGTCTTCTCGAACGCGGCCCGAACCTCCCTGACGCCCGGCAAGCCGGTTCAGCTTTCCAGCTTGGCTTCGGCCGGTTTCGTCCGCGTCGATACTCCGGACTTCCGGGTGCCACAATGGGTATGGGTGTTCGTGACGACGGACGCGCACCAGGTTCACCACGCCACACTCGAGGATCTCGACTTTGCCCTCGGGTCGATCGACGGCGCCCGCTGGTCTATGGAGGGTCCGCTTTACACGCGGCCGGACGAGGCCACAAACGGGAACGTGCGCGTCGATATCGGCACGTCCACGGATGGGACCACGCCGACGACCCAGCGCCTATACGTGCCCGGTCTGTACTACCTTCGGACTGCAAGGATTCGCGTCGGCCTGAACCCGTCGCCGAGCGGCCTCGACAACATCAGTCTGAACCGCTTCGTCATCCGAATCGTACGGCCGCGTCCTCAAGACGTGGACCACATCCGCCAGCAGGTGTTCGGTAGGTAGCCATGTCGGAAACGAGTTACGTGCGCCAAGTGCTTTCGGGGAGCACCGACGGCCGGCCGATCAAGGTCGCCGCGACCGCGACCGCCGGCACGCTCCTTCACACCGCAGTGAACGTGGCGGGCGCCACCGACGAGGTTTGGCTTTGGGCGATCAACACGAGCGCGGCGACGGTGACGCTCACGGTCGAGTTCGGCGGCGTGACCTCGCCCGACGACCATATCGTGATCGAGCTCGCGCCGAGACGCGGCGTGGTTCCTGTCGTGCCCGGCGTCTCGATCCAAACCGGCGTAGTCGTCCGCGCGTTCGCCTCGAGCGCGAACGTGATCAACATCGTCGGGAACGTCAACCGCGTGGAGCCGACATGAGGACGCTGACCGCACTGGCTTGCGCCGAGGGCGGGATACCCGCTCAAGCGTCAGGAACGGCGTTCCCCGCGAACCCGCTTGCCGGCGATTCGTTCTATCGGACCGACCTCTCGGCGTGGTTCTACTGGGACGCCAGCCGCTCGAAGTGGCTTTCTTTCCACACCTATGACTTACTGTTCGGCGTGACGTCAAGCGTGTCCGGAGCATACCTGCGCGTGGGCGGCGCCGGTCCTACTTCGAGCGGGACGAGTGGCTATCGGGCGCCGGTCGACTGGTGTATCGTCTCGGCGTCTGTGTCGGTCACGTCTACGGTGACGACCGTTATCCGCATCATGGACGACGGCGTGCTGAACTCGTTCGTGTCGCTGACCGCCGTCGCCTCGGCGCACGATAACGCGCTCAATGGAGCAACGATCGCCGCGGGCTCGTTCGTCGGGTGCGTCTCGACGGCAGCCTCCGGTGTGTGTGTCGTCACGGTGAAAACCAGGCAGGTAGCGACATGAGTAACAAGAATGCGGTGGTCGACGTCCTTCTCACAGACGTATGTCCGACGCTCGTCGATCGCGTGAACGGCGTGATCGCGAAGCTCCGCACCGTGACGGTTACGTCGACGACGACGACGCCGTTCACGCTCGCGGATCACGATGTGGTCGCGTTCGACTGCACGGCCGGGGCGAAGGTCGCGAACCTCCCAGCGTATAGCGTGACGCTTAGCCCCGTCGGCGACGTCTACATGATCGTGAAGACGGACGCGAGCGGCAACAGCGCGGGCGTTGCGCCGAATGGATCGGAGACGATCAATGGCTCGGGCTCGACGATCACCACAACGACTCAGTGGGACCGTATCGAGGTCACACGCATTAGCTCCACAGCTTGGGTGCGGACGCGATGAGTTCCACGATCGACGAAGGCACCAAGGTGGGCTTGAAGCTGGTGATGTGGGGCGCGGGCACGATGCTCGGCGTCATGTCTCCGGCCCTGGCCCTTGCCATCAACGCCAGCTTGAAGGTCGGCACGTTCGCCGAGATCCTGTCTCGGACCGAGCACAACACCGCGGTCACGGCATCGGCGCTGCAAACGCTCGGCATCAAGTATGAGGGCGAATCGGCGCGGCTCGACGGCCGCATGTCCGCCGCCGAACGCGAACTGGCCGAACTCGCAGCACGCATCCGCGAGCTGGAGCAGCGCCGGTAACGTGTCACTGACTCGACCTGTGGCGAGCTGGATCCTGGCTGGGTTTCTCGCCGCCGGTATCGTCACCAATGCAGCATTGGTGCACCTGGTTTCCCGAATCGAAGTGCGCCTCGAGGCGCTGGAGCAAAGCATGAGCACCACAAGCGCCTGGGTCTCGGGCGGAATCACCCGATCCAACACCACCACATCCCCGGCCGGGACCGATCCGGCCGTCCACGCCGCGCAGCACGAGGCCGAAATGGTGCCGCTCCTGCGCCAATACCCGAGGGACGTCTGATGCTTGCAAACATCGCAAACCGCGGAGTCAGCTCCACCGAGTTCTGGGGCCTGCTCGCCGGGATCTACGCCATCATCGAGTTCGCGGCCCCGCCCTGGCCCGTCGCGGTCATGGTCTCGGCCTACGTTCTCGGCCGGTCGATTGCCAAGGCGTTCGGGGATCGCGACCCCGCGGAGGTGCCGAAGTGAACCGGCAACGTCTGGCCTTCGCGGCCCTGGTCCCGCTGCTCCTGGCGCTTTGTGTGCTCCTGGGATCGTGCAGGGCGCTCGGCGAATGGATGGCCCAACCGATCGCGCCGACGCAGCCTGCGCCCGAGGGAGAGCCGCTGCCCGGGTCCACTCTCGAGGCCGATCTGCCCGGAGGCGGCTCGGTGGTCGTCACTCCTCCGCCGAAGCAGGAGCCGACCGACCGCGGCGACGCCATGTTCAGGCTGGGCGCCGTCCTGCTCGGGCTCGCGGGCGTCCCCCCGGTCCTGGCGCAGGTACTTGCCGGCGTCGGTAATGCCGCGCGAAAGTCGCGGAAGCCGGCGCCGGCGAATCCGGCCCCGTGATTTGGATAGTCGTGTGGCACGCCCTCTGGGTCGCGTGGGCCGCCTTCGGTTTGTGGCTCGGCGCCCGGCTTGAACGATTCATGGGCTAGGATTCCCGGCCGCAGGGTTCGCGCAGCGATCTGGCGCGATTCTAGGCGGCCTAGGAAGGTCCCAACCGTGGGGCCCCCAGACCGCGCCCGGCGGCGGCCAGACCTCCGGACAACCGGCGGCCTCCCACTGGATCGCGTCGCGCTTCGGGCGAGCGTGCGGATCAACCGGCAAACTGGCCATCCGCGTCGTGCTCGCGGACGACCCGCCGCGCCTCTTGGGTCCTGAGCCGGATCTCGTGGCTTCGGAACGCCCGGAGGTTTGCGGCCGTCTCGCGCGCGTCCGGGCGGACATAGGCGGTCCGGCCGATCCGCGCCAAGAACTGGGCGCGGCGCTCGTCCGCCAGCTTGAGGTCGCCGGCGGCGAGCGCGGCCTCCTCCCCGTACATCAGCGCGCGGCAGATGGCGCGCAGTCCGGCGTTCGCCGCGGCCGACCGCCGCTGCCAGGAGACTGGCTCGAGCCGGAGCTCGGCGCCATCTTCGCGCGATAGGCGCACGATCTCGAGGTCGTGGTCCGTCACGGGCCTTTTTTCCTTTCGCGGTAGGCGGTCAGCTTGGCTCCGCGGCTCCCCGCGTGAGGAGACTTTGCGGCGACCTCCTTCATGCGATTCGAGTGCTCGCGTTCGCGCAGGCGGAGCTGCTTCTTCAGATCCGGGTTTCGCTCGAGCGCGTCGGCGAACGCCGCCATGCCGGCGAGGCTTTCGATCCGCTTCGCCATGCGCACGACGATATGCGACGGGAGCCAGCCCTCGATCTCGTGATTGAGCAGGGCCAACGGGAGCATTCGACGCGCGAGCTCGATCTCGTCCGGGTGATACCCAAGAAGCCTGGACGCGGCAGAGAAGTGCGCGGCGGCCTCGGCCTTTCGCGCCGCGGTCTCGGCGATAAGCTGCTCGTCCTGTTGCGATGCCCTAGCGGGGCTGCGCGCGACGACCGAGGAGATCCGTTGAGCGCGTTCCATCAAAGGTTCCCCACGTCGTAGTGCCTGCGAAGCCAGGCGGCCCGGTGAGCCGCGGCGTCGGCCGGAGGCGTGCCGTCGATGTAGACCCCATGCGCTACGTGCGCGGGGTTGGTTCTCAAAAGCTGTTGGTGAAGCGCGAGGGCGTTCCAACCGTCGTGCCCGATCGGGACGAGGCCCGCAACCGTCGTGGGATTCGCCCATCCCGAGATCGCCGTCGGCTCTTGGGCGCCCGTAATGTGCGCCGGCACGAGTGGCGGCCGGTTCGCAATCCACGTGTAGGGCGAGGCGGCCACCTGGATCGACATGGGTACGTTCTGAAGCTGAGCGGTCGGCCAGGCGATGTGCTTCGCCATGTCGCTGCCCACGCTTTGAACCAAAGCGGGATACCAGTGGCCCGCGAGCTGCGCAACCATGATGGCGTTCGGCCGCGTGATCCTACCCACCGCGTTCGGCTGGGTCGCGGCCCAGATACACGCGAACGAGCCGGCCGAGCGCCCGTCAAGCGCAACAAAGTCGAGGCCGACGCGGCCGTGTCCGCCGTCGCGGAAGAAGGACACGATTTTCCGCGCGTCGTCTTCGGGAACCGGGAACGTCGCAGGGTTGAGCGGGCCCGGCATATTCGACCAGGCGTAGCCCGCTTGCGCCCACGCGAACCCGCGCGCGAGGAACTCGGCGCCGGCGGTCGGGACGGTCGGTAGCGTCTGCGGTCCGCTCCAGCCGCCTCCGCTGAGGAAAACCACCAGTGGAATAGGTCCGCTCCCGATCTTCTCGGGCAGCCAAAGATGAAGGCGCTGGTACTCGTGGTCCTGCGCATACTCGAGCACGATCGGAGGCGGGAGATCCATGGTGGTTTTCCTC